TGCGTAGCTCTTTGCCACTGATGTGTACTTGAATTCTCTGTTCATTACTTGTAAAGCAATTGCATGAGCAAATATCAAATCAGCCATTTCACGTGCTGAATATTGTGATACGCTATGTCTTGATTTAAACATTCTTGCTTCTGTAAGTAAATCACTAACAAAATCTAATTCTATACCTTCTTGTTTCATAAAATTTTTCCTACTAAAATCTAATCTATCCACAACTTTTATTGCATTTCCTATATGGTCAACTGCAACAAAACCTTCTGGATCTCTTACTTTTAATTCATCTCCATTTTGCTCAAAACTATCAATTGCTTTAATATTTGACAGTTTCTTGTATAATATGTCTTTTACACCACCTAATTTTAGCCAAATAGAATAAAAAGCTAACATATTATTCTTATTAGTATTTAAGTAATTTAAGCCAATTTGTAGGGCATTTAAACGTCTTTGTCCAGCAGGTCCATCACGTCCTGTTTTTAATTGTGCTATTTTATCTTCTGCTCTTTTTGTATAATCAGCTAAAAATTGATTAAAAAATTGTTCTGGATTTTGTTGTATAGAGTTCTGTTTTATATTGTTATTCATATTGGCCGCAATGTTTATTTTCAAATCATTGCCTGCATCTGACCCATCTAAAAATTCAAATGCATTTCCTACACTATTTAAATCTTTTTGTATGTTAGCAATTGCTGAATCAACTGCCGCTGATTCTTTTGCTGTCATAGTTGCCATACCAGAATAATCTTTTATGTAAGCATCATCAAACCAAACATCTGCTGTAGGTGTTAAATCTGATAAATTAACTCTAAATGATGCTGTCATATTTTCTAAACTATCACCTTCGTATGATGTATGAAAAACAATACCAACTTTTGCTCTATTAATTTTTTGCCCTATTTCTGAATTAGTAGGTACTGCATATATAATTTCATTTGGTTGAAACGTTGTATATGTTTCACCTTCGTATGATTTTTGTTGTAAATCACCATCTGTAAACATTAAATCACCTTGTAGTACTCCTTTAATGTTTAACTTTTCTAAATGCTTAAACGTTAATCTTAATTTACCACGTAAACCACTTTTATCTATAGTTTCACCTTTTTGCATTGTGTCTGCATGATTTACAGATATGTCTTTCATAGACTTATTTAATTTTGCATCTTTATTAAAAACACCTTTAGTACCAACAAAAAACTTTCCATCTTTAGGATCTGTACCGCAAACTATTGCTGGAGAACCATCCCACTTTGTTGTAATATTAAGTTTTTTGGACGAATGACCTTTTACTATTTTTGCTAAACCTTTTAAAAAACCAATAGCCTGAACTGCACCTTTTTTACCACTAAAAAGACTTAAATCTTCTAAGTGTGTTAAGTGCGTATTAATATTTTCATCGAGTTGAATATCATTAATTTTCATTTTTATTCTGTAAGACCCTTCTAATACCGCGTTCAAATTTAGCAGGGTCACCACTCTTAATACTGTTAACTAGACGCCTAGTTAACTCGCCAGCAGTTTCTTGATCATATGATTCATGTAGCATATCTATAAGATTTATTGCTGAAGAAATAACGTGACCGGCTCTTGATTCGATCAGAGACTCTTTGTGTGTTTGAGGTATAACTTGGCTGATTTCTTCAAGTATAGATCTTGTATTTCTTTTACTCACAATTAGGTCTCCTAAATTTTATACTATTATTTATTATAAAAAGAAGCCTATAAAACTGTGTATTATAATTCTTCAGTGTCATCTAATGCTGTTCTCCTAGTTTTTAACATACTACGTAGGTTTGCTACTTGTTCTACTTGTTGAACCACCTGTGCACCTTGATTTTCAGCTGGTTTTGGCTTAATTGTACTAGTTCTTTTCTTAATAGTACTTGCCATATTTGATGTTGTCATGTTATCATCTTCAGCCATTTGTTCTTCAGTTAAGTCTGTAATTCTTAAGGTATCTATATTAAATGCCAAGTTGATTTTAGTTCCAACTCCGCCACTTGATCTTGTTTTCATTAATTGTATCATATATCTACCACGTTCACGCATAGCTCTACTAGTTTGAATCCCTATTACGTTATCTGCTGTTTGTACTTTACTTAAACCACCAGCAATATGCGAGTGATCAAACTCTGTAGACTCTACACTTGCTCTGTTTAACTGTGATGCTGTTGCTAATACTATTTGATGTTCTACTGCTAAATTACGTAACTCTTCTGATACATATTTGTCTTTAATAAACAAATCACTTGGAGATACTCTCTTACTAATTGGCATTAATAAATCTAAATAGTCAACACAAATACAATCTGGTTTAGTACCTGTTTGCACTTCATATTCTTTCAAGTAACTACGTAAATCATTTACTGTTGCACCACTACTCATATATTTTAATTGAAACTTACCAGACTTTTGTCCTTGCATTCTAACCATTAAATCAATGTCATCAATTTTCTTAAATATTTCATTTGTTGCTACACCAGTTGACATACTATCAACTCTCATAGAACTTAATTCTTCACTTAATTCAAATGTAAAATAAATTACGTTCATTCCAACGTTTGCCCAATTCAGTGCAACATTTTGTAAGAATAAACTTTTACCTGCACCTGACTGTCCTGCAAAAATATTTAATTCGCCTTTGTTAAATCCACCATATAGTTTTTGATCCAATGCAGACCATCCTGTACTTACTGTACCATTATTATCTTTAAGCGATAACAATCTTGCTTTTGGATCAACAAAATAATCTGTACCTAAATCTTTTGTAAGTCCAATTCTTACTGCGTGTTTAATTTTATCTTCTACTTGTCCATAATCACCTTTTTCTAATAAATCAGCTGATGATATAATTGCGTGTTCTAATGCTTTGTGTCTACAAAAAGTTTCAAACTCATCAAAAAACCAATTCTTATGTTGTTCATCCATTTCAACTTTTTTAAGTTCAACACCACACGTTGCTTTTATTTGGTCTATTGTTGGAAGTGCATTATATTCTTCTGAATGCTCTAACATAAATTTAATTACGTTTGATAGTTTATGTGAAAAGTATTTTGGCTTGACTATGTTTTTAACTCTTACAAATAACTCAGGATCTGTTGCACAAAACTCAATAAAAAGTTTTTGTAATTCTTCGTTATAATCTTTATAGTCAGTTACAGCCATTTTACCATTGTCCTTTGTTCAATTGCTCTTTTGTAACTCTATATGGAATTTTTTCAATCACTCCACCTTTTGCGTAAAATTTTTTCCACATATTTTTCTTTGCTTCTTCTTTTGCTTTTACATCTTCTGGCAAATCAGCAGTATAATCTTTTTCTAGTTTTTTCATAATTATATATTACACACCTTCCTGTTGTTTTACAAGTCTTAAATATTTCCAACTATATGGAAATTCTTCATTACATAATTGATCAATAGAATCTGCTATTGTTCTTGTTTCTTCTTGGGTGTCTTCAGCACATCTTAATTCACACACTCTTGCAAATGCGTATAATGTTCCACTCCAATACCACTCTGTCATCATGTTTTGTGGCAATACCATTCTTGCTAACTCAGGAGCAATTCCTTTGGCCAGCATATCATTGTATGTTGTATTAGCATTTTTTATTGTATTAGCGATATTATATTCAATTGTTTCACTACTACTGCCTTGTTTTTTATCTTCAGCTCGTAATCTCCAATTTTTAGGCATATAATATTCTGGTTCATAATCAACATAACGCCTGCTAATTTCATTCCAACTTAAACCTACTTGGTGCTTTACTAACTGTCTAGCAACAAATATAGGTGCTTTAATTCTAAATTGCAAACTACAATGTGCAAATGGTGACCAATGATTATGCTTTGCTAAAAATGAAATTAACTTTTCATCTGATGCTCCAAACACATCTTTGCTTTTTCCAAAACTTACTCTTGCGGCATTCACCACAGTTAGGTCTGAACCCATTTTATCAATTAATTGTACTTCCACTATTTCTTACTCCTAATTAATAGGTTTTAACAATTTTATCTGCAATACCATATCTTACTGCCTCTTTAGCACTTAACCATCTATCTTCAGGTGGTAGTAAAATATCTCTAACTTTCTTTTCACTTAAACCAGTACATTTTATATAATGGTTAATCATTCTTTCTGTACTTAATTCAAATTCTCTAACTCTTGCAAATAGTTCGTGTTCCTTACCACCTGATCCCCAACTGTATTGATGTGATAGTATTGATGTATTTGGTGTAAGAACTCTACGACCTTTTGCACCTGCCATAAATGTTAATAGTCCACATGATGCAATCATACCAAGTCCTACAGTTTTTACAGGAATAGCTGATCCTTTCATTGTGTCAATTAATGCAAATGCTGAATGCACTTGCCCACCTGGTGAATTAATTACCAATGTTAGTTCATTTGGTCTTTGTGAGTTTGGCATTAAATTTTTTTCAATAATTGTATTAATAACAGGTGTTGTTGTTTTAGCATCAAACCCGTCAGCAAAATACATAATACCTGCTTCCCACATCATCATACCTGGTGCAAGTGGTTGTCCGGCAGGTCCTGGTCCTTTTGCTTTATCTTCTTTTTTCTTTCTATCTAAATCAGCCATTATTATTTTTCTCCTATGCGATTTTTCTTAATACGTTAATTTTTACTTTATTATTTACTCTGTTTTCAATGATGCTTTTTATAGTAAATAATTGGCCATAACTTTTAACAGCGTCAGCACAATCTTTTATACTTTCATGCCATGGTGGAAAACTTACTGCCCATCCATTTTCAACTGCTTGATCAATTAGTGTTGTACCTGCTCTATCTCTATCAGGACAAACTATAATTTCACCTTCAAATTGATTTATAATATCTATTTGTTGTTGATTAAGTTTATTATGTAGTACTGCTAATCCATCTATACTTAATGCATCAAGCACACCTTCTACAACAATTAAATATTTTCTTTTTTTACTTAACACATCTAAATTGTACATATAATTTGGTTGTGAGTTTGTAAAATATTTTGGCTTATCTGGATTATTATCAATTATTCTTGATGTATAACCAACTGTGTTTCCATTATAATAAAATGGTACAATAAACCTTCTATTTAAATCTAAATACGTATCATTACACCAATAAAAATCATTAGAATGATCTAGTCCCCTATCAATAATATGTTTGTATACCCAAACAGCATCATCTGGTGGATTATCATTTTTAATAATTTCAACTAACGGTTTAGAACCTTTTGGTAGTTGTACTTCACGCCAACTAATTTTTGGTTTTGGTTTTTCTATTTCGTCTTTAAAATTTTCTTTTTCTCGTATTGCTAACAACTGAAGTTTTTTAACTTCACTATCTGGAAGACCAATACCTCTCAAAAGACCTACTAACTTTTTACCAAATAATCTTCCTGGCTTATAGCTCGTACTAAAGCCACAATTAAAACAATGATATACCATTCCTTCAATAAATCTAAAACCACCTCTTGAACGTGTGTCTGGCCTTGCTTGGCCATTTGTTATACACATTGGACAATTTACTGTTGTCCATCCACTAGGTGTCTTTTTTCTTTTACCATGTAAATGTGTTAGTATAGTATTTTGAAGATCCATACTTATATATTATAACAAAACTAACAAAAAGTCAATTAGATTGTGAAGGTATTGTTGCCAAATTTAACATCACCAAGGCCACCAATATCAAGTTTAAATCTATTTGGTGCTTCACCTGATGCACCTAAACCCATTTCTTTACAAATTTCATATGGCGTTACTTTGTAATTTTCAGCATATTTTAATATCTTTAATGTTCTTGGATGTGTAGTAGATATTAATTGGAATGATTCTGATTCATCTCTTGATTTTAATATTGTTCCTGCAGAACGAAATACTCCACCAACGTTGGCCAAACTATCAGGTATATACAATATATCTTTTTTAGTTAATTCTTCTACAGTTTTATCTGGATCAACATTATCAATTTGATTGTTTGCCGCACCACAAATAATTTTACAATTCATATCTTTTACCATATTTAATTTTACGTCATTACCTAATGCACATGGAGAATATACATCAAGCTCTTCTTTATGTAAATTATAAGTTGGTACTACTTTGTATTTCCAACGACTAAAGTTTTTAAACTGTTTTAACTTCTCAGGATCTACTTCAGAGAAATATAATTCAGCACCATCATCACACAAATAATTTGCTAACTGAAACCCTACTTTTCCTAATCCCTTAATACCAACTTTAACTCCTTTAAGTGACTTTTTATCAAGTTTATATTCTACTGCGGCTTTAATTGAATGATAGACTCCAAATGCTGT